AACAATCGTAGACCAATAAAATCAATCAACAATTATAAACTATAAAGAAAGGATATCATATATAGATATCAATAAGACCAAACGTAGAGTTTATTTTTTTTTGATGATACCATCCAAGACCGGACTATAATTTCGGATTCAACCGCAAAAGTAAACCCGCCCAAAATTCCCACAAGAAAAACGCAAAAAACGTCAAAAGCATACCAAAAGCGCTGCATCAGCTCCGTTGTAAATCATTAAAAATCCTTCTACCCTGATAATAGCATGGTGAATTATGCCTGAAAACTTTACTAATGAAATGATTGATGGAATTCGGTTGACGCTCGCTGAACGCAACAAAAAAGTATGCGACGAGAAAGGAGCCAGCCTTGAGACGCTAATCGAAAGGCTTAACAAGCTTTCAACCCTGGAGTTGGAACATGCGCACTATGATTCTGATCCTGGATGTTTTGCATATTCTAAACCCCTAGCTGTTCCAACCACCCAACTGGAGGCCACAAAAACCCTGTTGGAGCTCCGGGGAGATGTGCCCGCGAAGAAGAGCGAACATTCGTTTACCGGCAGTGTGCCCATTCAGTTTGCTGATGTGAGTGAGGCCCAGAAGAAGGCCGTTAAGGCCTTCCAGGATACCCTGATCAAGGAGACTTTTGGTGGACCCGACCCCGATGACGCCGCGCGAAGCTGAGCTGTCTACCGTCCATTGGATCATGGCTAATCAGATCCTGCTCGATGGCCGGCCGCTTGATTTGCGCACTCATCCATACCAAGTTGAGCCCTTGAGTGATCCCAGCCCCAGGCAATGCGGAATGAAGGGCGCTCAGGTCGGCTGGACATCGACCACCATGGTGAAAACCATCCACTCTCTGATTCACGGCCGGTATCAACAAGGCGCCCTCTATCTCTTCCCCACCCGAGAAGACACCACCGATTTTTCCAAGGGCCGATTCATGCCCCTCATCAACGACAATCCATGTATCGCCTCCCAGGTTCAGGACACCGATGCCGCCAATATCAAACGGATTGGCAGGGCAATGCTGTACCTCCGCGGGGCCAGATCCACCCGGACCATTCAGGGCACCAAGAAGACTTCGCCTCAACTCAAATCCGTTCCGGTTGACTGCCTAGTCTGTGATGAATATGACGAGATGGAACCGGCCATGATCGACATGGCCCTAGAAAGAATGGCGCATTCCACCGTCAAGGATGAGCGATACCTATCCACACCCTCTATTCCAGATTACGGCATTGATGCCTTATACCAAAAATCAGACCAGAGGGTGTGGCTTATTAAATGCACGCACTGCGGGGCCTGGACCTGCTTAGAGCAGGAATTCCCAGCCTGTCTGCAAACCGATAAGGACGGCAAGACCACCCGGGTTTGTAAGAAGTGCTCGGGCCAGATCAACCACCATTATGGGGTCTGGATTGCCCAATATCCTTCCCGGTCAAAAGACCTCGTGGGTCGGTGGATCAGTCAACTGAATTCCTCCTTTGTGGATCCCGGCAAGATCCTCGAAGCCTACAATAACCCACCCGGGGGCAGGCTCCAAGAAGTGTTCAACTCCAAATTGGGCCGGGCCTACATCGAGGCCACCCACCGATTGTCTGTCCAGGAGGTCTTGGCGCTGTGCGGAACCGATGGAATCGCCCAAAAGGATGACGGACCCTGCTTTATGGGTGTCGATCAGGGCAAAGACCTTCATGTTGTGATCGGTAAAAAGACCGCCTCGGCTGGTTTAACCGCCAAGATCATCCACCTGGGGGTTTACAAAGATTGGGCAGACCTCGACCAGCTCATGACCGGCTTCCACGTTCTGAGATGCGTGGTCGATGCCCTTCCCGAGCAACGCAATGCCCGTCAGTTTGCCGAACGATTCAAAGGCAAGACCTATCTCAATTTCTATTCCGATTCCCAGAAAGGCGTTTATGCCTGGAATGAGGCCAGCCTGACGGTCAACTCGAATCGCACGGAAAGCCTCGATGCCAGTCATAACCAGGTCTTAACGGCATCCATAGGACTTCCCAAAGAATGCGAGATCACCCGGGAATTTGCAGTTCATCTTAACAACGTGGCCAAGCGCTTGGAAGAAGACCTTGAAACCGGATCCAAGAAATACGTCTATGTGAAACTGGGAATCGATCATTTCCGGCATGCGTTCAATTACGAGGCCATCGCCCGAAGCGCCGTGGACAAATCCTTGTTCCCATGGAGCTTCGCATAACATGGGCAGGCCCTTACAGCGGGATCACGTGATGGATTGTGTAGAGTTCATAGAAAACATGGAGCGATGGGCGAACACCGGAATTCTTCCGCGTATACCAGATGATTTCACGTTGGCCGATTGCTTCCTAGGTGAGGAATTCGAGGATTATAACCAGCAATATGCTCCAGTGGGGGAGAGATGAGAATCACGGCTTTCCCCATAATCGAAGTAAGGCGTGATGTTACCGGCGCCATCAACGTCAAGTTCGATGGCAAAGAGAAGCCCTGGATCACGTCATTCTCTGAGATCCGGGCCGGCGTGGCGTGGCCATTGCGGAGTTGCCCAGCCTATTTCTGTCTCATCGGGCTAATCCAAAATGCCAAACCGACCGGAAAAGGGGCGCTCGCTTTCATCCTTGAAGAAGAACACCCAACCTTCGTCAGCGCCATGGAAAGCCTCACCAATACCTGTAAGGACTTCAGATTTGGAGGCGTTTATACCGATCGCACCCGCTTGGAGTGGATCGGGTTCAATTCGGAATTCGATAGCATCTGCCGCCGGTCCCGGGATTATTCCGATATTCGCCTGCAAGGAGTCCCGTTCTGTTCGGATTTCACATATGGAATCAATACCATCCAATCATTAGGTAGTTCCGAAGCATTGGTGATTCCTCCCCAAACCTTGCTCAAGACGGAGTTGCATTCCATGGGGCCCCAAGATCTAATTACCGAATCGCCCGAATATAAGTTCTATGCCCTCAATGCTTTGAGATTCGTCCTGGTGTCCTATGCCAGGTTATACCATAACCCCCACGGGAAGGGTGCCCCAGTTCCCCGATATCCCGAGGAGGGGCGCCCACGTGTCGGAATCGTGTGCTGATGGAGGCCACATGAACGGTACTGTTGCTCGAAGATTAAGACGCAAGATCTACGCTGGCCAAGACGCCCAGAAAGCCAAGGAACGGGCGACTAGGTTTTATCAACTCATCAAGCATTTTAAGAAGATTATGCTTGGTGGCAAACAGAAAGAAGTGCTTAAGGGAAAGCAGATCATCTGTATTGGCCTCCGGCGTCAATATCTCGATCTGAAGGCCCTCTATTACCAGCGAAAAAGGATGGGAATTCAAAATGCTTGCTAAAAAAGTCAACCCCCACACTGGAAAATCTGAATACTGCCTGGAATCCGTGACCAGCAAGGGCAAGGTCCTGGAGTGGTACGGAGCTAATAAACCCAGTGAAAAGCGGGTTGATAAATCCGAAAAGCGGGTTCAGTATTTCAAGAATAAATCCAAGGGAGGATGGTGATTGAAACAGATAGGCCAAATCCGGATATGTTCCGAGGAATGGGCCCTCATGGCCGATCCCAAAGACGAAGGTGGGTCGTGTTATTGGCATCCCGGGAAAGGTCTGGCATCATATATCTGCGTTGGAGTTAAGGAGACACCACCGTCCCAATGGCCGGAAACCATAATTCATGAAATCCTGGAATCAATTTTCATCGTCGATAATAAACAACTCCGGGATGGTTACCGGAAATCCGTGTTTCATTTTAATCACGATTATCTGGATAATTTGTCGGCCAAGATTTTAGACGCTATGTATTCATCCGGAATATTTTGTCTCGCCCGGAAAGGCATGAAAAAGTTGGTAGATGCCAGACCCAAACCAGCCACAAAGAAGGTAAAGCCTCATGGTAATGGTCATAAATAATAAGCAACTCGACGAGCGCGCCCAGGCCGATGCCGCTATTAAGACCGAAGCGGAAGCCGAGGCCAAAAAACCTACAGCCGTCCTCGATTCATTGGCCGCTCATGTCCGAACATGCTGGGATAAGGCCCAACGCGCCAAGATAGGCATCGAAACCCAGATGCTTAAAAACCTACGCCAGCGCAATGGCCAGTATGAACCGGCGAAGTTGGCCCAAATCAAAGAGATCGGCCAAGTGCCCGTGTATATGATGATCACTAAGAAGAAATGCAGGCACGCGAAGGACTGGATCAAGGATATCCTGTTTCAACAGGGCTCGCTTCCCTGGGATATCTCCCCTACCCCATTGCCCGAATTGCCCCCCGCGGTCAAAGCCGCAGTTCAAATGCGGTTCGTTCAGGAAATGCTGTCCCGCATAAATATGCAGGCCCAGGTAACCGGACAGATTCCGGACCCGGTTGCAGCCATGGCCCAGATTGAACAGATGTATCCCGACTTCGAGGACGTGATCGAGAAGCTTTACAGCGAAAAAGCGAAAGAAATCGCCGCCAAAATGAAGCAGAAGATCGACGACCAGCTCACCGAGGGCGGATTCTATACGGCGCTGGAAGACTGCATCCCGGACATAATCACCCTGAAAGCAGGCTTTATCAAGGGCGAAGAAAAGCTGATTCCACAATTTGACCGGGTCAGCGCATTCGATATCTATCCGGCCCCGGGTTCCACCGGGATCAATGACGGCTATCTGTGTGAAAAGATTAGCCTCACCGGACTCTCCCTGCAAGCCCTTCTGGGATCACCCGGATATGACGACACAGCCATTCTAGCCGTTCTGGATGAATATGGAGCGGGAGGACTCAAAGAATGGACCCAGATCGACCAGGAGCGCCAAGAACTGGAGGCCGAAGACCCCGGTGCCATTATCTGGGACTCAACCAAGATTGAAGGCATAAGCTTTTGGGGGGCGGTTCAGGGCAAACTTCTCCGCGAATGGGGAATGCAGACCGAGCAGGTCCCAGATGATGCCCGATTCTACAGCATCAATTCCGTGCTCATCGGTACCCACATTATTAAGGCGGTGCTCAACGATGATCCCCTGGGGAATAAACCCTATTATAAGGCATCCTTTGATGACAGCCTTGGGGGGTTTTGGGGCGAGGGCCTTCCCGAATCAATAAACGACTCCCAGGATATGTGCAATGCCACCGCCAGGGCCATCGCCAGCAACACCGGTATGGCCAGTGGACCCATGATCGAAAGAAACATTGACAGGGCCACGGGTAATGACAGTCTATACCCATTTAAGATCTGGGATGTGACCAATGATGTGATGGGGCAGAACACACCCGCCATCCGGGTCTACAACATTCAAAACATTTCCCACCAACTTATTCCGGTCTACGATAAATTTTCGACAATAGCCGACGAACACAGTGGGGTGCCTGCATATGCGCATGGTGGAGAGGACGTGGGTGGGGCTGGCAATACCGCATCGGGGCTCTCCATGCTCATGACGTCAGCAGCCCGGGGGATCAAGGGCGTCATCAAGAGCATTGATCACGGTCTTATCAAACCCCCGGTCGAGCACATGTACTACGAAAACATTTCCAAGGTGGAGAACGCCAACCTGATC